TGCCGTTTGATAGTGTTTTGGGTCTAATTCAACGTCAATCATCCCGTCACCGAGATTGTTCTTGACGTAATCAAAAATTTCCTGTTGTCCTGTTTGTAGTTCTGACATACTCATATTTATAGTCATTGCCTATGCAATAAATATGTATGATATGCCAAGATTATCCATTTTTAAACCTGAAAAGGGCAACGACTACAAGTTCTTCGACCGCAACATCAAGGAGATGTTTCAGGTAGGCGGCACGGACCTACACCTACACAAATATCTAGGTCCATACGACCAGGGTGACACCAACAAGGATGGCCCTGCATCACCTAGCCAACCCAGGGTGACAGGAAGTGACCTGAACGAAACAACCATACAAGATTTGCTGTTTTTAGAAAACAGAGACAGGAAATATTCAAGCGATGTCTACACTGTGCGAGGAATATACAATGTACAAGATGCAGATTTCAACCTATCACAGTTTGGTATGTTCCTACAGAATGACACACTATTCCTTACAGTGCATTTGAACGATATCGTTGAAAGGATTGGCAGGAAACCAATGAGTGGTGATGTGATTGAGTTCCCACACATGAAAGAAGATTATTCTCTAGACGAGAGCGTGCCGATTGCACTGAAAAGATACTACGTGGTGGAAGATGTGAACAGGGCCGCGGAAGGATTCAGTCAAACATGGTGGCCACATCTGTTGAGATTGAAAATGAAAACTCTAGTAGATTCACAAGAATTCAAAGACATCATAGGTGACGCAACCACAACAGGATCAGTTGCCAGTTACATGAGCACATACAACAGGGAGAAAACCATCAACGATCAGATCGTTGCACAGGCAGAGCAGGATGCTCCTAAGGCAGGATTCAATTACAAGCAATACTATGTTGCACCAATCGATGAAAGAGGTAATATTAGGACAGAAAATGTGAACACAGAAGCACAGAGAGCCAGCAGTGATAACACAGTCAATGCCACCATAGACACACCAGCAAGTTCACACTACGGATTCTACTTGGATGGAGACGGTGTGGCACCCAACGGAAATCCTGCAGGATTTGGTATCACATTCCCAACGTCCGGTGTCGACCAAGGAGATTACTTCTTGAGGACAGATTTCTTACCCAACAGATTGTTCAGGTATGACGGAGTCAGATGGGTTAAAATAGAGGACAGTGTGAGAATAACTACAACGAACAATGATTCTAGAGGAAACTACAAAACAAGTTTCGTTAACAATGCGACAGAATCTACAATAAACGGATTAACGGTCAAACAGAGACAGTCATTGACAGATGCACTGAAACCAAAGGCTGACAATTAAGGATGTTACACTTTTACGAAGGACAGGTTAGGAAGTTTCTCACTCAATTCATTAGGATCTTGAGTAACTTCTCCGTGGAGACGGGTAAAGGCAGTGATGGTTCCGTGCAATTAAGGGCAGTGCCGGTGGTGTATGGAGATCCAACGAGGCAGGTTGCGAACATAATCAGGAACAATTCAGAGAACGCACTACAGTATGCACCGAGGATTGCCGCTTATGTCAGAGAATTGAACTACGACAGGGAAAGGATGCAGAATCCTTATCACATAGAGAAACAGCATTTGAGAGAAAGGGGCATAGACGCAGACGGCAACTACACCAATGAGATGGGTGCAGGATACACCGTTGAGAAAGTGATGCCATCTCCGTTCAGGTTGGAAGTGTCAGCCGATATCTGGACAACAAACACGGATCAAAAACTACAGATCATGGAACAGATATTGTATCTGTTCAACCCAGACTTCGAGATACAGAAAACGGACAATTACATCGACTGGACCAGTTTGAGTTACGTTGAATTGACGGGCACTACTTTCAGTTCGAGGACTATTCCTGTTGGTGCAGATTCAGAGATAGATGTTGCTACATTGACATTCTCGATGCCAATATGGTTATCACCACCGGTTAAAGTCAAGAAACTTGGTGTCGTACAAAAGATCATAATGAGTATATACGACGACGATGGCGGTATAGCCAAAGGATTGATAGACGGGGAACTTACAACAAGAAGTTACATCACGCCAAACAACTTTGGATTGTTGGTTACCGGTAACCAATTGAGATTGCTTGGATCAACAGGTACCAATGTCAAGTCAGGTGGAGATGGATTCCAGACAGGAGCGAACGAGCCCAACAACTATGATCCATTTGAAACATTCGGTCCAGCAGTGAACTGGAAAGTGTTACTGGATCAGTATGGCAAGGTCACAAACGGCACATCACAGATTAGATTGACACAACCAAACGGAAACGAGATAGTTGGTACCATAGCAACGTCAACGCTGGATGATACAATTTTATTGTACACAATAGACGGAGACACAATACCAAGCAACACGCTGACAGCGGTCAAGAAGATAATAAATCCTGCAACATTTGATCCAGGTACACCTGTCAACGGTGACAGGTACTTGATCATCAATGATGTGGGAGATAGCACGGCCAGTTTCCAAAGTCAAACCTGGGGAACTTTGATCGCCAACGTGGGTGACATTATTGAATACAACTCGTCTCAGAGTAAATGGTTAAAAGTGTTTGACGCTTCCAATCCAGACAGCACACTGCACTACGTCACCAATCTTAACACAGGAATACAGTACAGATTCAATGGAACGGAATGGGTCAAATCATACGAGGGTGTGTACACACAAGGTAATTGGAGCATAGTGCTGGACGGTGGAGCAGATCCAGGATACAACTCAAGCCTTGACGCTACCACTCCATAATTGTTATAATAACTTATGAAAGAAAACATAGTCTGTTCAGGCGCACTGTTCTACGCGACCAGCACCAAGCGTTTCCTGTTCCTACAGAGGACCGACCGGAAGACACAGGGCATGTGGGGATTGGTCGGCGGTAAAAGCAAATTCACGGAGAGTGCCTTCGAAGGACTGAAACGTGAGATTGAAGAAGAGACGGGCGGTTTGCCCAAGTTCAAAAAAGTAATTCCTCTAGAAATGTTCACATCAAACGATCAGAAATTTTTCTTCCACACATACCTCATAGCCATTGATGCAGAATTTATTCCTAAATTAAATGAAGAACATTCAGGATATTGCTGGACTGCGTTTGAATGTTGGCCCAAGAACCTACACATGGGTCTCAAAAACACACTGAATAACAAAAGTATAAAAGGTAAGTTACAGACTATTTTGGATCTGATAGTCTAGTCGTTTTTTATATAAGTTTTACCAGTAAGTTTTTCAATGTCTCGGATCATCTCCTCCATGTTGATCCTGACCGTTTTACCAGTCTTGGTGTTCCTAGAGTAGTATTCCCATTCGCCCGCCTCGTTGTGCGGAGATATCTTGGTCACGTTGCCGGCTTCATCCCTTACATAGACTTCTGCACTTGATGCCTCGTCCTTGGCATATATGTGTGCCTTGTCGGCCACACCGGTCGGATCACTGCCAACAGTCAATGCGATTGGACTAGTGAATGTCTTGGCACCTGTTATGGTCTGTTCAGTGGAAACTAGTACAGTGTCCGCTGTTGAGGCACCCGCTGATCCCCTCAGCATGTGTACCCTGTAACCGTTCACAGTTGTGCTTGACCCCGACGTTGACGCCGCTTGTATCGTGACCGTTTGTCCCGACAGTGATGCGGTGAATGCCAGTTGGTCCGTGCCTTTCGAGCTCACCATTGGACCCGTTGTGATGTAGGCCTCGTCGTTGGCCACCACCATGACCTCTGATATGCTGGACGCACCTTCCGTGGCGTTGTGTCCAGTGAACACGTAGAACGCACCCGTGTATGCGGTTGTGGCGAAACTGTCTATGGTGGTGGCCGAGGAACTGACCGTTGTGGCTTCCACCACGTTGACGTTGTCTCCAGTTGACGCGGATTCGTCATCCGCTAGTAATATCTTGTACATGGTCACCCTTAGGTTTGGCTCATTGCCTGCCGCACTCAACTCCACGTTGCTACCGTTTATGGCCGCTGTCAGAGATAGTAAGTCATTGGCACCTGTGTTGACCAGTCCGTATGTGGTGATGAACGCAGTCGTGCCGTCGTGTACAACCAGTGCCTCCATGTTTGAAACTTCTGTTTTTGATGCGTTGTTGACTGATATGTAGTACTTGGCACCCCTGTAATTGGCGTGTGCCCAACTGTCGACAACTTCTGAAGCGGAATCTACGTCCGTGTTTATCGATGTAACCACATTACCCGTGGTGCCCGCTGAGGTGTTGTCTCCCAGTGCTATCCTGTATGTGGAAACGGAATTGACAACACTGCCTCCAGTTCCCAACAGTCTCGCATTGCCGCCAGCCACGTCAGCCTGTGCTGTGAGGTATGCGTTGGTTGGGTCAGATTCTGTGATGTGTGATGTGGCCACGAATGCCGATGAATCATTGTGAACCAGGCTGTGTTTGGCTGTTGACACCTCGTCGTTGATCTCGTCCCTGGTCACCGTCAGGTACCAAGCGGAATCGAAACTGCTGGTCACGAACTGGTCTATGACCCCCTGTGAAGTGCTGATCGCAGTACCGGCGCCTGTCGTTGTGTCGTCTGTGTTCTCTGCTGTGGCAGTCGTGGCACCTAACTGTGCCCAGCCTCCCGCTGTGGTGTAACCCTCTATGGTGTCCGTTGAACTGTTGTATCTTATCTCTCCAACCGCACCGCTTGGTCTCTGTGCAGTTGTACCGTTGGGTAATCTTATGGCGTTGGTGACGCCAGATGCGTCCAAAGCCGTTGTGGCGTTCATGGTGATTATCGTGCCACCATCTGCGGCCACGGTGATTGCACCTGTTCCCGAATCTGTGACTGTGACATTGGAGTCACCCTGTGATACGCTATTCGTTGATACAGTTGCGAAACTTAAATTTCCAGATCCGTCTGTTTTTAGGAATTGATCTGCACTACCATCGCTGGTGGGGAAAAGCAAACCACTGATCGAAACTTTTCCTGAACCGTTAGCATCCAGTTCTAAGTTCGCATTTGAGGCGTTCGATTTTACTGTGTTGTCTGTTAAAGTTACACCATCCACAGCGAGACTAGTCAGTCCTGATAGTCCTGACGCAGTGATTGTTCCGTTTACTTGTAATGCTGTTGTGGGTTCTGAAGTACCAATACCCACACGACTGTTGGTGACGTCGAGATACAGTAGGTTTGTTTCAAATGCCAGGTCTGTACCATTTCTAGTCAAATTTGACTTCAGTACTGACCCAGATATACGACCTATGGCCATACCGGGGTACTCCTTATAATAATGTTAGTGTAGCATATGCCACACACAGCCTCGATATCATTGCCGACTGACAGCAGTATAGGTATTTATGAGCCTAAAAAAAAAGGCGATCCGAAGACCGCCTTTTGATTCTACTAAAAAGTATGAGTATTTACTAGTGGCTAACTCTTACTGCCGCTAATACTGAACCTTGTCCCGCTTCAGATTTGCTAGTAAGTGCTC